AGTCCGGCTACCGCGCATGGGCAGCTTGGCAGTTGACAGCGCAATGGAAATCGCCTGCTTTGGATTCTTAACCGGCTTGCCGCTGCTCGTCAGCTTGCCTGACTTGAACTCGCCCATCACCTTGCCGACCTTCTTCTGCGCTTTAGTCATCATTTTCATAGCTTTCACCTTAAACAATTTCAGTGACAGAGAATGTGGTGGTCGTGCCGCACACCACAGCAATCTTGTGGCCAGGAGTGACCTCAATGTATTCCACAGTGTTGATTGGCAAGCATTCCGATGTGGCGTTGCTGGCCGTTGGGTTTGCACCAACTTCATAGTGCAAATGTGCTGTGCTTGTGTTTGCCAGTCGAACAATAGTAGTTCCAGCGGCAAATGCATTTGACTGCTGGCTTGTTGATGTTACCGAGATTACTTGGCTTGTGCCAAATTGGCCAAAATTGCAGAGCTGGCCATTGTCATCGCGTGAGAGTTTTGACATGTCGGCCCCTTTAGGTGATTTGCGTGATGCAAATGTCAGTGGCCGTTGCGCCGCGAATCACCGCAATCTTGTCGCCGCCATTGACCGCAATGTACTCCACCGCATTGACCGGCAGCATGGCGCTGGTCGTGATGGTGGCCGTTGGATTTGCACCAACCGCAAAGAATAAAGGCGCTGAATTTATATTAGCCAGACGCACAATGGTGCAATCAGCAGCCACAGCGTTTGACTGCGAGCTTGTGGCTCCAACTGTGATCACCTGACTTACGCCTGGGCGGCCAAATGTTGCCACCTGCCCATTGTCATCCCGTGTCAATTTACTCATGTCAAATCCCCGTGTGGTTGTGAATGCCCAATTATGCAACCCGAACTAGGTTTCGGCGCAGGGGCTGGCTCCACTTGCTGCTGGCCGCCGACCCAAACATCCCTGCCACGGCATCGCTGGCAAAGGTCAAAACAAAGGCATCGGCCTTGTCCGGTGACGGCAGACCCCGCTTTTTGATCTCGTCCTTGCCCTCAATGGCAATTTTGCCACTTGATGTGAAGGTGTAGCGTACTGTGGCCAACTCGCTGATCAGCACATCATCCTTGGCCAGTTTGCAGTCCCGCGCCTCAAGCCACGCTTTGGCCTTGTACCAAAGCTCGGCCTTCAAGTTCCGATAAGTTCCGCCCATAGCTGGGCTTTCTGACACATTGATCCCCCGCGCCGGTAGACCCAACTCCCGCAGCCGGTCAACCACCCCAGCGCCCAGACCGATGCTGTCCACCAGAATCTCCCGTGGCTGCTCACTCGGGGCCAGTGCATTGAACTCGGCCACCACCGCCCCCGTCAACTGCATCAAGTCCAGATTCTTCCAAGTGCGTATGCTTTCCGTCACCACATTACCCTGCCGCTTGCACAGCGCTGACCTGTCCGAGCCAAACCGCGCCACATCCAGCCCCCAGACCATTGGCGCTGACTTGCTGGCCGCCACATCCCTGTGGAGCGCACTCTCAAGCAGATCCATCGGGATGACAGTGTCATCGTCCCCTTTGGGAAACTCCCCGATCACCCTGATCCGGTAGACATTGCTTTCCTCGCCGTAGCGCATGGCCATCTCTTTGACATACTCATCACTCACCCGTGGCGAGTCGGTGCATGCCACTTGGAAAGTTGTCCACTCCTGCGCCAGCCTTGTGTGCGTGTCGTAGAAAAACCCGCTGCTCCTGACCGGATTGCCCAGCAGCAAAGTCACAGCGTTGTGCCCAGACATCGATCCAGCAGCCGCCTCAAAGACCTGCTCCGGCACACCTGATGCCTCATCGGCCACCAGCATCACATACTCAGAGTGAATTCCCTGCAATGCCTCGGGCTGCTCGGCCCGACTTGTCCGAGCCGAAATAAACATCTCAGTCGGCGCAGCGTTGAACTCAATCCTCTCCTGCTTGACAGTCAGCAGGCTCTGCAATGGCGCAGGCATTGCGTTGATCCAGCGCTTTAACTCCGCAAACATGGCGTCATACAACTGCGAACTTGTCGGCGCTGTCACCACCACCTTGACAGGGCTGCGGGTCATAAAGTACCACAGCATCGCCCATGAACTTGCCGTGGATTTGCCCACCCCGTGGCCAGATCGCACGCTGATCTTTCGATCTCCACGGGCAATCGCCCCCAAGAACTTTTCTTGCCACGGGTCTGGGTCTACGCCCAGCACCTCCTTGACAAACAGCACGGGGTCGTTGTGGTATCGCTCAACCCACTCGGCAAAGACATTCTTTTTTATCATATGCGTCAATTTTACAGGCTGGGGCGCTTCTTTGGCAGTGGACTCCAGTGAGTGTAGAAGCTGGAGTCGCTGCCCAGCACCCCGTACTGCGCCACCCCGCCGATGCTCAGTAGCTGCAACTTTGCGCTGCGCGGTGTGTCCTTGTCAATCGGCATCCAGTAGACATCAGTCGCCACCGCCACGGTGCTGGTCGAGTTCATCTTAAAGCTGCTCGGCAGGTACACATCAGCCATGCGCCACCGCCTTGGGTGACTTCATACTGGCCCGCTGCTCACGCCTTTTTCGGTTGTAGTCGCTCCAGTAGGTATCGGGCTTGATCTCGCCCCTTTTGATTTTTTCTTCAGTCGTGTACGCCATCCAGTCAAACGGGGTTATTGGTTTCTTTTTCATTGCAGTATTTAATGTGGAATTCATCGTTGATCTGTCGCTGGCACAACTCGCAAATCGGCTTGCGAAATATTGCGTCATACCGCTTGGCGTAGTCTGCATGGCTGACCGACAGCGGCCTCAGGGCCGATCCCTTGCCACCATCGCTCATGTTGACTCCAGCCCACGGTCAAACGCCCATTGATTGGGGTCGATCTCTTTGACTGGTGCTGTCTCTCCAGCAGTCACGCATTTGCCGCCCGCGTTTGGCGTACTTACCGACCCGTTAGGAAATCCGTAAAAAGCCTGTGAGCCGGCTGCAATTGGCGGTGTGCAAGTATGAATCGTAATCAGATCAGCAGTGCGCTTGCCGCACCTTGGGCAGAAGTTGCGCTCCTCTGGCTGTGCCAATGCGTCTATCCATTCGCGTACCTGTGCATCGTCAAGTGACAAGCCTCGTTTCGTTGCAAAGTCTATGATTGCATCTGCTGCTGGCGCTGCGTCATCAGCAGCCGACAACACGATGCGCTCTTTACGCGAGGTAAGGTAGCCCATAAAGTCAAACAATGCACCAGCAATAACAGTGCGCGCCACAGGCTCTTGCACTGGCTTAGGTGGATAGTTGTTGCTACTGCAAGCTACGCACTCATACAACACTGCTGCTTTGCATTCGGGGCAGGTAGGCTCCTGCACTGGCTGTGCCAAGGCTTCTTCGATGGCGGTGATGGCTTTGCCACATTTGACGATGTAAGGCTGGTCATCGCTTAATGCTGATTCCAGCGCCTCAAGCACTTGCTCCAGCTTCTCTCGTTCAATTTGAATCATGTGTTCCCCCTTGCTCGTATGGCGTCACCCCATGTGCCGCCGCCTTCTTTCAGGATGTGGTCAACCGCCTTCGCACACGCCTCGTTCTCAGCGGCCACCATCTTCTTGCACATCAACGACCACGAGGTGTTGGCTCGGGCGTTGGCGGCTTCTGTGGCTGCTTCTTCGACAAGCTCGGCAAAGCGCTCAAGCTCATCGGGATAGAGCAAATGACAGTCTTCCCATACTCGGACTTTTCCATTGTTTACCTCCCGCGCCATGCGGATGATGTCTTCTTTGTTCATGCGTCCACCCACTTCCAACCCAGCACCAGACGCACACCCATGCGGTGCGCCCAGCAGGGCTTCTTCGGCAAGTTAAAAATAATCCACCCGCCATCGGCCTCGTCACCCATGCGGTAGCCGCCAACAGGCGGGGGCGGGGTGCGTATCTTGAGACTTCCTGTGTCGTATGTGTTCATTTGCTGCCCCCCAAAATCATCTCCTCCAACACAGCATTCGCTGTAAGCAAATCATCACTGATAGAAGCGGGCAAAGGGTTCTTCGTGCTGTATGCCCAAGACTCAAGTGCCGACAGCAGCTTGAGAATGCGCAGTGCGTCTAGCTTGGTCATTTCTCATCCTTTGCAAAATGCGCCACGTAACCCTCGTAGCAGGACAGCCAGAAGGCTGCAATCTTGTCGTCAGGCTCTGCTTCCAACTTGATCTTGAACTCTTCTATCCTGCGCTTCCAATGCTCAATGACGGCTGCGGGTGGTGCGTATTCTGTAGTCATATCAGCAAGCTCCAAATCCAAACGCCAGTAAAGAACAGTGCCAAGCAGATCACCGCCAGCACACCCATGATCGCGGTCAGCATCGCCGTGCCAACGGTCTGCCATGCTTCGGGTACAGGCTTGATGTCCTCGGGGACAATCGGGTACGCCTTGACCTTTCGGCGCTCGACAACAGCGGTGTCGTACTTGCAGTCCCAGATGCACTGAGGCAGATGCGGGCAGTCGATGCGGCCCGTGTCGCAATGTCTTGTCATTTCGTCCTCGCTTTCAGCATGGCGTCGGCTTGTGCGTATGCAAAATTGGCGATCTCATTTGGCATGTACTTCCAATCAGCCACCTCCAAAATCAAAGCCTCCATCGCCTTGGCCGCGAAGTAGTCGCGCAGGGTCATGCCTACATTGCAGCAGTCTCTGTCCAGCGGAAACGCTGGTCCGCCTGTTTCGTCAATCATGCTGTCTCCTTCACTTCTTCCGTGCTGGCCACATACGCCTTCAGCCGCTTGATCCGGCTCTTGTTGTACGTCACCAGCGCCTGTGCGTACTCCACACCCGTCTCCGCACGCAGCAAGGCCATCTCGGCCTCCAGCAACTCGCCGGCAATCGCCTGTGCCGGTGTCACCGACCGCATCAGCAGCCTCAACTCATTCCAAATATCTTTAATCATTTCTCGTTCTCCTTTTAATTAATCTACTAATTGTCATGTGACTAACTTCAAATATCTTTGCAACTTCTCTTGTGGTTAATCCTTGGTCAAATAACTTATATACCCGACTAATAGATATATTGACCCTCGGCCTTCCAGCACCTTTTCTTTTCCCGCCATGCGTCATTTATATATATCTTCGCGGATTGCAATCTCAATTACTTCTTTCATGTCATCACTGATTAACTCAAATATATCAGCACCATTTACCCAGACCTCAACCAATA